TATGTCTACTGGTGTTAATATCAAAAATCTCCACCATGTTATATTCGCTTCTCCTTCTAAGTCTCGCATACGTGTCCTTCAAAGCATCGGTAGGGGACTGAGAAAGACTAAGAACAAACAGAAGGTCAAGTTGTATGACATTGCAGATGACTTCAGGAAACCACATGGTAAGAATAACTTCACACTGAACCATCTGGCTGAGCGTATCAAGTATTATGTGGATGAGAACTTTGAATATAGGATCACAGAAGTACCAATAAATAGTAATGATGGGGTATTAAATTTATGTTAGAACCGTTTCACGCCACTATCAAAATGATAACAGGTGAGGAAGTTCTTGCTGAAGTCTATCCAACAGAGGAGAATGGGATCGACTTTTTTGTTTTATCTAATCCAATTATTGTGCAAGACAACACCACAATAGACACAGAGAAAGGAGTTGCAGTCTCAGGCCTTATTCCTAAGAGATGGATGCTCTTCGCTAATGATGATCTAACTCTAATCAATAGATCACATGTTGTAACCATGTCAGAGTTAGATAGGTTTGGTATTGACTTTTATCAGAAAGCTTTAGTTGCTGCTAAAGTAACTTCTCCTATTAAAAAGAAAGTAGAGTCAAAAGATAACTCTGGTTTCATTGATAAGATTGAATCCTTTAGAGAAAGACTACAGGACCTGTTTGATTCTTCTCCAGACGTCCCTAAAGAACCTTAATAGCTTTAGTGATTTGTAGTTGACACTACAAGTATAACATCAATCAGGGGGTCTGTTAAGTTTATTGATAGACCATTTTGTATTATAATAAGTATTAACTACAATCAGCTTATGGCAGAGATTAAAAAGCGTAGGCGTAAGAACAACTTTATTGATAACAAAGAGTTCTTTAACGCAATGGTTAACTTTAGAATTAAGTGTGACCAGGCCAAAGAGAAAGGAGAACAACGCCCCGAGATTCCCAGGTACATTGGTAAGTGTTTCCTAGACATTGCAGAGCACCTGTCAATGAGACCCAACTTCTCCAACTACATGTACAGACAGGACATGGTGATGGACGCTGTTGAGAACTGTGTCGTCTACTGCCATAGGTTTGACCCAGAGAAGTCACAGAATCCATTCGCATACTTCACTCAGGTTTGTTGGTATGCATTCATCAGACGCATTGGTAAGGAGAAGCGTCAGATTGAAATTTGCGACAAGATTATTTCCAAGTCAGGGTTCGAGGAATTCTTCACAGGTGATGGTGTAGGGGCAAGTTCTGACTTCAACAGCATCAAAGATGTGGTCGACCAAAAGAGACAGGGCAGATAAATACTTCTGCCTATCGTATTTTCGCTACCTAGGCAGAGATAGCGGGAGGATGACCTCCCCATCTCTTTATACAAAGAGGTAACATGGATCCATTACATAAGCTCTGGGACTTGTATGAGAGTTTGTTAGGTTCAGAGATGGAGGCTCCATCTCCCACAGTTGGTGAACCTAATGAGGACAACTATGAGCACCCAGTCATTCAGGACAGAAAAAAAGTAGACTTAGCCAGGGCAGCTGGCTTGGACCCCACCACTGCACACGAACAGGTGTACGGTGAAGTGGACACTGGTGATGTAGAAGCTAAAAAAAATATGGCGGCGACTCTGGGTAGAGTCCAGCACGACAATAACAGAAAGAATATTAGGATTGAGAAGGATGCTGAGTTCCTGTCCATCATGGCCAAGGATGAGGTGGTCCAGAAGTTAGATCAGGTAACACCAGATGACCTGAGGACACCAATGGACAGAGAGGTTCCTAATGAGGTTCAGGCTGCCAATGGAATGGAGCAGGGTGTGCGTGAGGAGCTTGACTTACAGGAGGAGTTCGACTATAATTTTGACTTAGCTTATCTCCAAAAGTATGGTCGCGCCTAAGGTTGCTCTTATCACAGACACCCACTTTGGTGCACGTAAAGGCAACCAAACATTTCATGACTATTTTGAGAAGTTTTATAACGAAGTATTTTTCCCTACTCTTGATGAGCGTGGTATTGACACCCTGGTTCATCTGGGAGATTGCTTTGATGTTCGGAAGGGAATCGACTACTGGTCCCTTGACTGGGCAAAGCGCGTTTTCTTTAATCCATTACGGGAGCGTGGGATTGAGACACACATTATCGTAGGTAACCATGACATTTTTTACAAACAAAGCCTATCTATCAACAGCCCTGGCCTTAACCTTAGAGAGTTCGAAAACGTCACAGTACATGACAGACCAACAACAGAAGTTTTCCATGAGGTTCCCGTTCTGCTCGTCCCCTGGTTGTGCGAAGGAAACGCAGAGGAGTTTACTCGTGAACTGGACTCAACCAGTGCAGCCCTGGCTTGGGGTCATTTAGAGCTTGCTGGATACTATGCCAACAAAGATTACATCTGCAATCATGGGACTGACGCTAAGATCTTTTCGAAGTTTGATCGGGTCTTTAGTGGTCATTTTCATAAGAAAAACACTGCTGGTAACGTCACTTATCTTGGCAATCCATATCAACTTTATTGGAATGATGAAGGAGATACCAGAGGCTTCCATATCTTCGATATGGAGTCCTACGAACTAGAGTATATTAAGAATCCATATGAAATGTTCCACAAAGTATACTACAATGAGGACAAGCCTAAGCTTATCAATCCTAAGAAGGTCAAAAACTCATTTGTCAAACTGATTGTGGAGAAATCCACACCTCGTAAGTTGTCTATCCTGGTAGATAAATTGTATGAGATAGGTCTGCATGACCTGAAGGTCATTGAGAATCAGGACCTCAGCATTGATGATGATGTGGAAGTTGAAGCAGAGGATACCCTGACAACTCTAACTAACTATGTGAATGCTCTAGATGATAAAGTAAATAAGACAAACGTCATTGGGATACTTAAGTCACTTTATGTGGAGGCACAGGAAGTATGATTTACATTCTGACAAAGAAAGAGGACGATATTGATTCAGGTACATTCGCCACCTTGGATGACAATGGTGATCCACTGATACAGATGTTCCTTGACAAAGATGATGCAACAACATATAATGTACATTTGGAAGCTGTTGACCAAACCCTGTTTATCACAGAGGTAGAGAATGATTCTCTAGAAAAACTTTGTGGTGTCATGGGTTATGCCTACAACATTGTTGAACCTGGGGAGGTGGTCATCCCTAAGGTTGAAACCATGATTGCCACCATTCGTAATGATCATTTTCAAGACTCTAACTCTTAAAAACTTTCTCTCAGTTGGTAACACCCCAGTCACATTTAACCTAGACGAACATAAGACGACACTCATTCATGGTACCAATGGTAGTGGTAAGTCTACCATTCTTGACGCCCTGACCTACGCCCTATTCAACAAACCTTTCAGGTCTATTCGCCTGCCCCAGCTGGTGAACACACAGAACAAGAAGGGTCTCTTGACTGAGGTGGTGTTCACCATTGGTAAGAATGAGTATATGGTGGTGCGTGGTGCCAAGCCAAAGGTGTTTGAGATATGGAAGAATGGTGAGAGGATGTTGGCCAAGGCTGCAGACAAGGACAACCAGACACATCTGGAGCAGAACATCCTGAAGCTAACTTACAAGAGCTTCTGTCAGGTTGTCATCCTGGGTTCCTCCAACTACATCCCCTTTATGCAACTCCCCACACAGGGGAGGAGAGAGTGTGTTGAGGACTTCCTGGACATCAAAGTGTTCTCTACCATGTCAGTCATCGCTAAGGAGCGTGTGCGTGGTCTGAAGGATCAACTAGGTGTGGCTGAGATGGAACTGAACACACTGGAGTATAAGAAAGAGTTACAATCAGAGAGAATTAGAGAGCTGGAGAAGCAGTCTGCTGTCAACATCAAAGAGGTGGAGGACAGCATTGCTTCCAGGACATCTAAGGTGGGGGTTCTACAAACACGCATCTCTAATGTCAGAGAGCATGAAAAGAATGTCATTGCCATTGCACAACAGGAGTTGGAGTCTAACCCTGGTAAGAAGGCAAAGGACCTTAACAATGTCATGGTCAAGATGGAGTCTAAGATTGAGAAGCTGAACAAAGACTCTAAGTTTTATGAGGATCATGATGAATGCCCCACCTGCAAGCAGGACATAGAGAAGGCTGCTAAGAACATGATCATCTCCAACAACATTGCTGAGGTAAAGAAGCTACAGGAGGCCACCCTACAGGCTGCTGAGCAACTGGATGGTCATCAGTATCTCCTGAGGATTGCAGGTCAGAGACAGAAGCATGTGCAGTCATTGCAGTCATCCATCTTCAAGTATCAGACAGAGGTGGA